ATGAACGAAATAAAAATGTATAGTTTAGGTGAATTATTAAAATTAGAACTTGAAGAATTAAAAAATATCGACAGGCAAGTATGGGAGTATTCAAAATCTGTTAGTATTGTGGTGAGATTAAAAGAACAAGAATTAAAAATGAAATTATTTAGAAATAGAGAAAATGTTTAAAATTCGTTTTCCAATTTTCTTAATTTTTCATCTTTTAAATAATTAGGGGGAACACCCTTAATTATTTTATTATTTTTCTTTATTAAATATAAATTTTCTCCTTCAACAGTCACCCGTTTATAACTATAAATCCTATCTTCATAATATGCATAAGTATAATTTATAATTTCATAATTCTTTATTATTTTACGTTCTATATAAATATCTATTGTTGAATCACTATTTTTAATAAGTGTTTCACCAAGACGATTATTTAACCGGTAAAAAGCATTAATAACGGCTTCTTTTAACATACGTTTATAATTTTTTTCCACATTGTTACTTTGACTATAACCAAACTCAACATGGGTTGAACTATCATTTAGTTCAAAAGCAACTTTTACACGAATTGAACCATGTGCCGGTAGAATAGTTTTAGAATTATACATTTTACCCTATATTTTATTTATCATGTTTATATTATTATATGTTTTTGAAAATCTATATTAATCTTCTTCCCCATCATCGAAAATGATTTCTTCAGTATCATATTTATTAAAATAAGGGTTACCAATAAAGTTTATTTTCTCATATTTTGAACGTGTATTAATATGATTAACTATTAAAAGTTGTTTATTTCCTTCTTTATCATTAATTGGTAGTTCTATTTTTTCACAATCTACGTATATACTAACATTATCACGAACTCTTCTGTCAAGTTGGTGACGGTGTTGAGTAGTACCTAATAACTTAACTTTCTGTTTACGTGTTTGAGTAATAAAGTAAGTTCCGACAAGGTTCTTTTTTGATATACTTCTTCTACTATCTAAAAATATATGTAGTTCGTCAATTAAAATTACAGTATCATAAAGATTCTTTCTTTCTTTAGCGAAGTTTTGTATATCTTTAGATGATATTAAAGTATGTGGGAAATTTAACTTCATATTAGTTAATATCTTAAAACCTTGAATGTGATAATTATAGGCCTCTCTAACCATAGAAAGTGTTTTTCCCGAACCCATACCACCAATAAATAATATAATCATTTTTGTATATATGCCTTTAATTCACTATTTCTCATTAATAATTTAGTTATCACATGGATTGCATAACTTGACATAAAAAAAGATAAATAAAAATTTGTAGTTTTCATATATATTATAAAAACACCCAATCCAGTACAAAAAACAATAAGTGGTACTGAAATTAAAATATTAAATTCTTTTATAAAATAATTATTAAATTCTTTTATTAATTTAGTTTTTTCTTTTTTCATTTTTAATATTCTCCATTAAAATTTTAATATTAAATTTTGCATTTTCAAGTTCTTTAATTAATTCTTTAAGATGATGAACTTTTTTATAATGCTCTTTAAGTTGTCTTAAAATATTTTTACGTTTCTCTTTAAGTTTATGTATATTAACCATTTTTATTTAATAAGTTTCAACTTCTTCTGTTGTTCAATACTTAACGTATTTGTTATTTTCTTTTTATACATATAACGAAATGCTTTTAACTTTTTTAGTGTTATTTTCTCTTTAAATGATAACCCAATTAATCTATTTCTTTCTTCCATGTATTGAATTGCTAAAGGAAGATATAACATTAAACAAGGTATATCTTCTTTACACTTATCAATTTCCTTATTAATAATTCTTTCATTTTTAATAAGTTCTTTAATTGAATCTTCCATTATTAAAACCACCTATATTATTATTATTATTGTTAGGGTTAAAATTACTATCATGTCGTAAACTATCAATAAATTCTTTTCTTGATTTCCTGTTTTTACTAACTCTTAATTCAAGAAGATAAACCAAACTCTTTCTGAAATTATGAAGTTCTAATTCATCACATAAAAACTTTAATCGTGCTATAATACTTGTTTCTTCTTCGCTAATATCGGTTTTAACTTCAATATCTTCTTTTGAAAAAAGTTCTTTTGAATCTTTTTCTTCTTTAACATTCTTATTAATGAACTTTTCAAGACTTGCAATTTCTGTTAATTCTTCCATACGTTTATCTGTAACCATTTTATTATCCTTTTTGTAATGCTGTTTTAATAGCGTTAATTATTAAATCACTATTTTGTGGAACATCTTTTAATATTACACCTTTTGACATTATCATAAATAAAACAATAAGACAACCAACACTTAATAAAATAGCAATTATTAAAAGTATATTATCAAAACTCACTATTTCTTTTTTAAAAAGTTTAGCAATTAATTCTGTTTCTATAATCGCTTTTAAATTTTCGCTGTTAATATTTCCTTTATCACCACTAATATTTTTAATATCAATGCTGTGAGGATTATTAACATAATAAAACATTTCTTTACCACGATACGTATTTATTTCATTACGTTTATTATAAATATATTTACCATTATCAAAATCAATAGTTTCTAAAATCTTTTTACTATTATATCGTTTTTTAGTAATATACCCCCCATCACTAATGAAATTTACTATTACTGTATTATGTAAAAACTTCTTACGAACAACAAAAATAGAAAGAGATATTATTGTAAGAAAAAATAATCCTATACCGACCAGTATTGCAACCGGAACGGCTTGTGTTTCAACTACCATTTTTTTAAATTTTAATTTTAATTTTAATTTTTTTGAAATGTTCTAATTAGAATATATAATAACCCTAAATTAAATAATAATGTACCAATAAATAATGTTGAATCTGTATATGTAATATTAACAAATATTGATATTAAAAAACTATATAATAATGTTAAACTACCCATTATAAAAGATGAACTAAAATACCATAATACAATAAAGAATACTAATAAAATAAATAGTAATATCATCATATTATAATCATTATCTATTGAAACAGTACCACAACTTTGTGTCTGATTATTATCTACTGGTAAATCATATTGTAAAGGACAATTATTTAAATCATTATAAGTTATTGTTAATTCATTATCAACGCAAGAACTAATTATTCTTTCATAATCATTTATACAAAAATTAAATGAACAACTACCATATGTTGTGGTATTTAATCCATTAACATCTATTGTATATAATGAAGTATTATAAACTCCATTTGGGAATGATGTATTAAGTGTTATGGTATCATTAGTTTCATTATTTGAATACACACCAATTTGATAAGATGTTAAAATATTACTTATGTTAAGATAAGATGTATAAGGAACAGTTGAACCATTATTTTCACCCCATGAAAAAAATACTTCTACACCATCATTTGATAATGTTATTGTTTCATTACAAGGGTTATAAATATCATCTATTGATGGGGAAAGTTTAATTGTTGTTAAAACATAATCATACCCACCAGTTGCAATATTTGTTATTTCATCGGTTGTTAAAACTCCATTATAAATAAAATAATCATCAAAATAACGGGTATATTGAACCGTACCACCGGTATTGTCACCTAATAAAGTATATGAAGTACTTGAATCTCCATTAAGATAAGGGTTTCTATCTATCGTTTGATTCACATAATATTTAGTCGGGAATACGGGGTCACGTGCAACTTGTAATGAACTACCATCAAGCATTTCATACCAAGTAAATTGTGAACCATCAAAAACAACAACATAATAATGCCAAGAATTAATACTCATAGGAGAATAAATTGCATTAGTAAAGTAAGTACTCCCTTGAATTGTTATACCATTATAACCCAAATCAGGACGCATATTAGAAACAGTACGGGGTGAAACTAAAGAACTTGTATCGACACTACTTGCCCACGCATTACTAAATTTATGGTCAGTATAAAGCCAATACCCAACAGTTGATGGTTCACCAACAAGATAATGCATATTATCAGAAAGATAATTACCTTCATTAACACTTACAGCATCATCAAACATTCCATCTTCAACATCATAAGAACCACCTGTTTTTGTGAAATTAATATTATTAAATTCGTCAATGAATTTTGAACCGTCCCAATTATCAAATGTTACAAATGTTTCAAAATTATCATAATCAATAGCACTTGCAAAACTACTTATAAATATAAACATTAAAAATATAATTATTATTTTATTACGCATTTTTTATGAACCCCCATTAATAGTTGGTAAACTACTTACGACAATCCATGTTAAAGTGATTATTAAAGGAGTAAATAATAACGTATTAATCCATGAAGGCAATGCCGAAAAACCAGTTATTACATTACTAAATGGTTGAATTATATTATCATAAGTTGTTATATTAGGACTTTCAATATTTGCTATTGTACCACCAATAAAACTCATAGTGATAGATAATACTGTGTAATATATCATTAGTATAAAAATTATTTCGGTTTTAGAGAAACCCAATTTAATTCCCCCCAGTACCTAAAACAACATTTTTAACAAATATGGTTGCTATTGTACCACCTATTATCCCAAATAGTACAATAATCCATAAAGGTATAAACCCTATAATAACAAAGTAAACCAGTAATAAACCACAGATTAAACTTGTTATTAAAATAATAATTTTTTCTCCAATAACATAACTACCAACTAAGCCAAAACCAAATAATATTAAAATTATTATTGTACTGAATAATATTTTTTCTTCATCATTAAATGATTTCTTAAACAGTTTTTCAACTGTTGATAATGTATTAACACTTTGAACATCTAAATCGATATATTCACCATCTATTCCATTGACACAAGTTCTTTTTTCATCATCAAAATAATATGTTGGCATACCTTGTTCATTTCCATATATTTTTAATACATAACACCCATTATTTGAATAACTACATTGAAGTATTTTATTATTTTCAGTATTCTTATTAAAAATTGGATAATCGTCAATTTTACTTACTCCAATTTGATAAATATATAAATTACTATCAGATAAATAATTAACATTATTTATTCCTGTATTACTTATTGATAATGGTAAACTATAATAATTTTCATCTATATATTGCCCTAATATTAACCTTTCAACTTGAATATTTACTGTTGATGTGTTAATATTATTTATTGTTGTAATATCAAAATAAATATTATCTATATTATTACTTGTTCCAATAGATGATAACAATATTTTATTATTTACTGTTTCAATTATTGTTAGTTCATAATTTGTATAATTATATGTTATTTCAAAATTTAATAATACATCACTATCACTTCGTAATTGTATATTATTTACTGTTGTTTCATTTTGTAATATATTAATTATTGTTTCAATACGTGGATTTATTGTTGTGCTTATTGTTTTTGAAATGTTATCGGTATATACTCTTTCAAAACCCCCAAATGTTTCAGTTGTTACTGTATTACTCCATGATGTAGTTGGTGAAACACCCTGTGTTAAATCATCAAATGAAATTAAACTTTCTCTATAATCACAATCAAAAGCAATATAATCTAAACTTTGACTGTAATCATTATTATATACTGTTGTTGATGTAGTTATATTTATTTCATCATATATTGTTGCAATAGTGAAGGTATCAATAGTTTTTGTTACAAAACTTGTTAAAGGACTAATACCAATTAAAATATAATCTTTTATTTCGTTTACTTTATCTATTAATGTGTCAGAGTTACTTTGTAATATTCCAGTATTATTATATATTGATGTCAGAACAGTTATTCTCTGTTGAGTATAAGTAGTTTCTTCATCTTGTAGTAGGTCACAATACCCACCAAGTTCATCAGTATAACAATATTGAGTGGAAGGACAATAGAATACACTTCCATACTCTAAACAAGCGTCGGCGTCATACTGTCCACATTTTGCATAAGTGTTTTGTGATGTACAACTATCTTGACCGATAATATTACATTCATTTTCACACCCAAGTTGTTCACAAACACCATAATTATAACCGTCAGAATCAACTTTATTAATACAGCCATCACTACAATATTGAACATTAGAATAATTTTCACAAATATACTGAACAGCACCAGTTAAAGAACTTGTGGTTACAGTAGTTAAATTACATAAAATATTTTCTGTAACGCATAGACTATCGTCGTATAAATCAGTAAAATTATAATTTATTTGTGGTGCATAAGTTACATTATAAAATCCCATTACTCTATCACCATAATATGCATTTGTTAATAATAAATAATTTTGTTCAGGAACAATAGCACCACCGACAGCGATAGTTGTAGTAGGTGCTAAATTACTTGAAGTTTCAAAAGTATCTATTAAATCAAAATCTTCAGTATAAGTTCTAATTGTAAAATTTAAAAAACTTCCAGACGTAATTTGTTCAACAGTAAAAAAAGTATTATTAAAATGTGTGACTGAAATAGGTTGATAACCTAAAACTATATCGTCAGAATAAGCACCACCGTCGATAAGTTGAACACTTAAACCGTTAGAATTTGGATAATAAATATAAGATGAATCCATAGCAATACTTAATGGATTATCATAAAATTTTCTTGTATAAATAGCCGTTCCAAAAATATCATCATAAACGTATAAATTGTCGTTTAAAATATCAGTTAGAATGTATAAACCGTTATAATATGTACCACTAATTTTAATATATTGAGAAGAAAAAGGAGTTGTATAATCATAAGTTCCCGATGAATAAGGCATAATAGTCATTGTTGAAGAATTATAAAGGTCAGTATAACCACGTTGCCCACCTTGATAAATAGTATCAACAAAACCAACATAATATTCACCGTCGTAAAGATTTCCTACACTACCTTGATTATGAGGGTTTAAATCAAAAGGTTGTCCAACATAAGAAAAATAATCGGCTGTTATTAGTGATGAATTTATAATTAGAAATGTAAATAGAAGTGTTATTAATAATATGTTTTTTCTCATTTTATACCTTTTATTATTTTTTAAAATAAAAAATAGTTTTTAAGTAAAGATTTTTTATTGTTTTAGTTGAATAAATCTTTTATAAAAACTTTATAATAAAATTATTTTTTATAATAAAAAGTTCATAAAATCCAACACGTTTGGTATAATTCAAGATTTATTTTTTCTTAAATTGGCTCATAGCAAGATAAACCAGTCCGAAAATTAAACCAAGAACTAACAAATACCCAGCCCACGAAAAATCGTATTGAGTTGCCCCAACTGTGATATTATCCAAACCTAACCCATTAACAGATGTGTTAATTATTGGGAACATTGCCCCAAAAACAACAACAGATATTAATACGTCAATTAATTTGTTTGCGTAATCCATGCTAAATTTTTAATATACTATTATTTAAATGTTTGCTTTACATAGTTTATAAATATTGTATACCCTTTTCTTCACACAATAAACAAACATTTTTGTATATTGTTTCCGTTTGAACTACTCTTACACAATTTATACAAGTATGAACTTCTGTTTTAACCATTTTATCATATTTTAATCTAATTCACCATTACTTTTATAAAAATTATATGTTGATATATTATTAAATAAATCTATTCCTTTTTGATTGAGCATATTTTCAAGTTCCATTTTATACAATATATTAAACACTATATTATTATGTTTACTGTTTTCTACTAAAGAATTAAATTCTTCTATCTTAGTTATTATTTCTTCTGTTATCATTTTATAAAAATACCAAATAATAAATTAATACTCCACATAAACATAAAATTAATGTTGAAACATGATATAATATTAAAACAATTAATTCTCTATCTTTATCAAAGTTTTTTAATTCAACTTTACGAATACTTGCAAAAAACATTTTTGTTATAAAAATATATAGTAAAATTAGAAATAAATAAAATATTAAATTATAATTTGTTAATCCACCAATGCATGGTTCAGTAATTACTTGTGTACTTGCATTAAATACATCTATCGTATAATTAATCATTATAATCATCTCTTGTTAAATGAATAGGTTTACTATCTTCTAATTCTTCATTACTAAAATCTTTAAACCATACTCTTTTATTATCTGTTACACTAATAAATTTTTGTACTAACATTTTTGAATTAGGAGTTAAATTTCTTCTCACACCTTCTTTTAATTTAGTAAATTTAACATACTCAACAGAATCACCTTTAAGTATTTGTTCAAAAACATCTTTATTAATAGTGATAGTATTTCCATCTTTAGTAATTAATCTTTTTGGAACACCCTTTAATTTTATAATTTCTTTATCTTCACTTGTTATGGCATAGTACATTTTCGGTTTTACAACAACACCGGTTTTTATTTTATACTCCAATTTCATGTCACCAAGTTTTGAACTTGTGGGTATAATATCTTTAGTTATTATACTATCAGTATCACAATATAAACCATTATATTTTTTTAAGAAATCATAAAGTTTTAATCGTGCAAGTGCTGTTGTATAACATGCTAATATAGGAAATACAAAAGGTTCTTCACAGATTTTCTTTTTAGAAATAAAACCATTGTTATCATCTTTCATAAATGTATTGGGGTTTTCTCTTACTTTCTCTATTTCTTCATCACTTAGAAACTCTTTATTAAAAAATACTGTTTCTTCCATGTTCTTTTGAGCAAATTTACCGTATAAACTATTAAGTAATAATTTATATACTATTTCTAAAGGACTGTTTATTTCTTTATGTTCTAAGCGTTTAGCGTATAATGTTTCTACATAATCACGAAAAGGGTAAAACTCTTTTCTATAATATACTGTTTCACCAATATTTAATAAAATATAACCTTCATCAAATGCTTTTCTCAATTCAACGTGGGTATAATAACCCTGTATTATTCCAGTTGGAAATATTAATTTACCACCCATACGAACAGGAAGTAAAGGGTAACGTGTATTTTCAGATAAATATAAAGTTACTTGTGAAACACCTTCGTACGTGTTTATTATATTAAGAGTACTATTTTTTAAGTGTCTAACTGTGTTTGGGTTAGGGTATAACTCCACCATCACAGAAGGGTATAAACTATTAATATCATACATATTACAATTTTCTATTTTACCACGTTTAAAAACTTCTGTTCTTCCACCATAATAACTTTTAAAAATAATATCATTAACATCATAACCAAGTGAAACAATTTCCTTTTTTAATGTATGTGGAAGAAATTTTCTTTTGTAAATATCTAATGCCGTACTACTTATTGTTGTTTTTGTTTTTCCACCAAGTTCATTAAATCCTTTATCTAATAATTGCATGAATTTATACGTTACTTCACAATCACGTTTATTATAAATTTCAAGTTCTGTCTTTTCATTATCATTTTTTGGTATTTTACCAAGTGCTTTTGGACTTTTTAATTTAGGAAGTTTTAATATCTCACCCATTACTTTAACACTTAAAGGTGCAAAATTCAAACTATCAAGAAACACCATTCGTTGGTTCTTTCTATTAGTAATATTTGCAAATATCATTCTTCCATTACTCATTACTATATCAAGATGGTTCCATTTTGGTTGATTATAATAGATACCAACTAAATCAAACCCTAAATTTGTTGCACAACAAAAGGTGTTACCGTAGAAATCGGGGTTATTAAATGCTTTTATCATTTCATCTTTAGAATAATAGGGTTTATACCCTTCACTTGAATATATACCACCCATATAAAATTTGTTATCTTCTCCATAGGTTTCAATATCAAAACTAATTATATTTCTTCGTTTGAGAAATTTTTGTTTTAAGGGTTTCAAATAATTTTTATTTCTATCTACCATTTTAATAAAATAAAAAAATAGTAAGAATCATAAAAGAAAAAAATTGTGTTGAGGTACAAAACAATTAGGTCGGTGTTTTTTGGTATACTTATTATGATTCTTACTATTTTTGAAAATAAAATTATTCAACTAAAAAGTTAATACTTCTTTTTTGTTTTTAGTTATTTCAAATCGTACAACTATTTTTTTATCGACAAGGTCACTTAATTTTGTAACACCCATTTTCTTTAAAAATAATCCGGCTTTAGTTTCAGAACCCCAGCCGTAACCAGTAATTTCTCCAGTTTCGTCTTTTTGTGCAATTAATCCAAGAATACGTGTTGCATATACAGGGTTGTCTGTATTATCGTTTAATGGTTTTGATTTTACTAAACAATAAAGTCCATGTTCAATATGTTCTCTATATTCTATTTCGGCTATTTCTGAAACTTTACCTTCATATTGTTTTAAGTCTAATTTAGGCAATTCAACTTCCCCAAGAATTTTTGGGTTTTGTACTGTTTTATTTTCTTCGTTGTTCATTTTAAAATACTCCGGCAATCTTTTATTTAATCTATATAGTGGATTTGGTTTAAATCCAAAATCAACTAATGTTAAATTTTTGAAAGCCATGTTTTAATTTTGTATTTGTTATTCTTTATTTAAATATTTTTCTTAGTAAATTAATAACTTAGTAATTAATTATGTTAATTCTTAAAGACTTACCCAAAGTTCCACAGGAAACAAGGGTGAAAAGAAAAAAGAAAAACGTGTCACCAAAAGAAAGTGAAAACAAGAACAAAAAAATAAAGTGTCACTCAACAATGTTCCATAGGAAATGAAGGTGATTTGTTACTACTGTAAAACTAAACAGTCACCCACGAATACAGCCCCTGTAAGTACAGAAAACAAGGAGTACAGAGGAAGTCGTTTTGCTTAAAGGTTTTAAGCAAAATAATCATATATAAACATTACGAAAGGTTTATAAAGGGGTTTATAAAGGAACCATAAAAAAGTGCCGAATCTTATATAAAAAAA